CTAAAGTAGCCGAAGAAGATACATAGAAAGAAGAAGAACCTAAAGTATCGATTGTAGTTAATTCAGGGAATGAAGTTACTGCAGTTGAACCAGATACTTTGAAAGCTCTTACACCTTGCCAATCAGCATCAGAAGGTAAACCTACTGTCACTTTTCTCCAACCATTTGGAGTTGCTGCGAAAGATGCAGATAATGTTTCATTACCTAAGAAATCAGATGCAGAACCAGAACCTACAGTTGCAGTAACTGCAGCAGTAGTATCGTTGATTGTATATCCAAATCTTCCAGCTCCGTACAAACCACCTTCAACAGCTTGTGTAGAACCTAATTTATTTCCAGAAGGAGAATATGCATCTTTACCAAAAGTTCCACCATTACCGAACATAGAAGAACCAGAAGCTGGTCTACCTAAAGTTGTGTTAGTACCATATTTGAAGTCCATGTAGAAAATCAAACCTGAAGGTAAGTTCATTGGTTGAACTGAAACGAATTCTTTAGCTGCGATAGAACCGAAGATTCTTCTTACTAAAGGTAACGCAACACCAGCCCACTCTTCTGAACCAGAAGATGTACCTGTTCTTGTAGCCTCATCTAATAATTGTTTAGCTTGGTTTTCTAACATTACTGCCATACCATGCTTAGTTGTTTCAGAACCTACTCCTTCAAGTAAGCCTGTTTTTTCCCATTTGCTTTTCAAACCTCTAGTTTGTTCAAGCATAACGCTTTGTGGGTTAGCGCCTGTCATTAATTTTTTAATGTCCATTGTTTGTTTTTTAATATTTTATTTAATAATACCTGCTAATTTCTTAAATCTGTCAGAGAAATCTGTGTTCTCAGCAATTACTTGCTTAGATTGTGCTGGCTTAGTAGATTTTGTTACTTTGCTTGCGATTCCTTCAGAAATAGATTTTTTAGTAGATTTGTTTGTAGAGAATTTGAAGTTTTCTGCTAATGTAGAATACACCAATTTAACTTCTCTAACTGAATTTGTTCTATCCAAAGTTTCAATCACTTTAACTTTTTGTTCGTTAGTCATGTTGTGAGCTCTAAATAATTTGTTTGCGAATAACAATTTAGCGTTTAACAAATTAACTTCGTTGATTGTTTTTTGTAAAGATTTGATTACTTTGTAAGCTTCATTTAATTCAACTTTCATTTCTTTTTCATCTTCTTCTTTTTCTTCATCAACTTTGTCTTTGTCATCTTTCATGTCAGCTTCCATTTCACGTAAGATTTCTTCTAAGTCAACAACTTTTTCGTCATCTTCTTTGTCATCTTCTTCCGCTTCGTTAGTTACAACAACTTTTGGTGTTTCACCTTTGTCAGTACCTGCTTCAGAACCATCAGCCATATTTTCATACATGCTTCCTTCTTCTTCAGTTTCTTCTTCGTTGTCATCACCATTGATTGATGCTTCCAATTCTCTGATGATTGCTTCTAAGTCCATGTCATCTTCTGATTCTTCATCGTCAGAACCCATGTCCATTGAATCATCACCCATTTCAGAATCCATGCTCATGTCATCCATGCCCATTTCATCTTCACCTTCTGCAGCTGCAAAAGGATTTTCTTCAGTTTCTTCTCCGTTCTCACCTTCTAATTCTGCAAGTCTAGCTTTCAATTCTGCAATTTCTGCATCTTTGTCATCACCAGCCATAGCATCATCTTGTGCGAATGGATTTTCTTCTTCAGAAATGTCTGCTACTTTTTTATAGTCAGTACCAGCTTGTTCAGGTTTGCCACTATCTTTCTTTACACCAACTGATAAATCAGTCATTGCATCGTAAGCTGGAGTTGCACCCGGAGTCTCAGCGTATCCTGCGTCTGATTTAGACCCGATACCCGTAGACTTTAATTCTTCGTCAACTTTTTCAGCTTCATCATCCTGTGCTTCAGCTTCTGCTCTCATCTTTTGAGATAAGATAGATTGAAGTCTAGGAGTAAAAGCTTCTTCAAGCGCGATTTTAGCGTTTGCTAAAGCAGTTTCTTTAACGGCTTTGGCATCAGCGATTGCTTCTTTCAATAATTTTGAATTTGCCATCTTGTTTTTTCCTTAAATTTGTTTGTGAAGTTATTCTTGTAGGGAACTCCAATGTAATTATGTTGATTGTTCGGTCACACCTTATAAAGAAGGGTATTCATTAATCAACTCTGTCTTGTAATCTTA